GTTTCTGAAGTTGTGCAGTCTGTAATTAGTACATGGAATACCGCAGGAGATATTATTGGCGTTGCTGTTAATGCTGATGATGATGAAATTAAATTGTATAAGAATGGCGTTCTTGAAACAACATTTAGTTTTACAATTGACAAAGAATACTACCCAAGTGTTTGCGATACTTCAACAAGTGCCACAGCATCAATGCAAGTAAACTTTGGTCAAAGCCCTTACTTCGGCGACAGACGTTCTAACTCAGGCGGGCCGTACGCAGATGCTAATGGTATTGGGCAGTTTTACTACCAACCACCAACAGGGCATTTAGCTCTGTGTGAAAACAATATTGTTAACGACACTACAAACATTGAGTATCCAGATGTAGTGTGGTGTAAAGGACGCACCATTGCAAACAGCCATGTTCTTTCATCGTCACTGTTTGACCCCGGCTTCCATTTTAATATCGACGTTCCTTCCGTAGGAACAAACCTAACAAAGATTAGTGGGTTTCATAAACATGGCTTTATGATTGGTTCGCATACAAGTGTCAATGACCAAGAAGATGACTTTGTAGCTTTTCAATGGAAAGGAACCTCAAACATTTCAGGAAGCACTACAGGCGTAGGCGATGCAAAAAGTTACACAGGAAAACTTAATTATGATGCCGGGTTTAGTTTTATCTCTTATACAGGCAATGGACAAGCCGGACAAACTATACCGCATCATTTAGGAACAGCCCCTGAGTTTGTTGCAGTTGGTAAAGTGACAACAGGGAACTTGTGGCAAACATGGGCAACGTCCTTAGCGGCAGATGAATACATTAGGCTAGATACTAATGGTGCTATTGTAACAGATGCATCTAAATTTGGTGCGGTTCCAGATGATACTGTGTTTACATTAGGCGGCGGTGGTTCTGCTAACACAAACGATGATGAATACTTTGCTTGGGCTATCACACCTAAAGAAGGTTTTTCAGCAGTTGGTACATACACAGGAACTGGCGTAACTTATGGCGCACCTAATTTTATTTACACAGGATTTAGACCACGTTGGGTGATGATTAAGAAACTGAATGCGTCCCAGAATTGGTACGTTAGAGACACAGAGCGTGATCCTTACAACCCGTCCAACACAGCAGTATTTCCAGATTTGCTTAATGTTGAAAATTCTACATCAGCTTACGACATTGATTTGTTATCTAATGGTTTTAAATTATTAACATCAAATACAGGTCATAATGCTTTAAATGATACATACTTATACGTGGCGTTTGCCGAACAACCTTTTAAATATGCGAATGCGAGGTAACAAATAATGTGGACTTACCAAGGTAAAGGGATGAAACCCGGCAGGTCTTGGACAGATGCGAATGGAACCATGTACCCTTCTCAGTGGTATGGGCGCACTACAGATGCTGAAAAGATTGCCGCAGGTTGGGTATGGACTGATGAACCTGCACCATTTGACTCACGGTTTTACTGGTCAGCAGAGCATCCAAAAGATTTAAACGATCTCAAAGCAGATGCAATTGCAAAGACCAAAGCCACAGCAGGTTCATTACTCGCTCCAACAGACTGGTACATTGTACGTGAGCAAGAGACTGGTGAAGTTACACCAACAGAAATCTTAAACTATCGTCAGGCTGTCCGTACTGCTTCAGGAGCCATTGAAACTGCACTGACAGGGGCTACTACTCACGCAGAGTTTATAACTGCGTATGACGCTAACATTAACGATTGGCCGGAAGAGCTATAAGGAAGAGGCGTGAAAGAGATGGCAACAGAAAGCACTAAGACACTCGTAGATGGTTTAAGTGTAGTTACAGTAGTCGGAACGATTGGTGAACTGTTGCCTCCAATGGCGGCATTGTTTACGCTAGTGTGGACAGGAATTAGGATCTACGAAACTAAGACAGTACAGAGGTTGTTGGGGAAGGAACCCCCAGATGATAGCTGAACTTGCCGCCGCTAATGCGGCCTTTGGTGTCATCAAAGAAACTATTGCTAATGGTAAAGAACTGTATGAAGCAGGGGAAGCATTAGCAAAGTATTTCGGACTCAAAGCTGAGATACAAAAGAAAGCACATGAGCATGGATATAAGTCTGACCTTGAAGCGTTCATGGCGACAGAGCAACTCAAAGAATATGAAGATGCCCTGAAACAAATGATGATCTGGCAAGGGCGAGCCGGGTTATGGACAGATTGGTTAGACTACCAAAGGAAGATGAAGGAAAGCCGTGAAGCCGCAGAGAAAGCTGAGAAAGCCAAAAGACTTAAACGTAAAGAACAAATTGTTAATATTTGTATTAGCATCGGTTTGGGCATTAGCATTCTCTCAGCCGTTGGCTTGGTGATATACATCTTCTACTGGCTTAGTAAGCAGGGATAACATTATGTGGATTACATTAGGTATATACGCTATGGCTTTACAACAAGGGATATTCCAGATTGTAGAGACTAAGGAATTTAACAATCCTGAGGACTGTTTTAGAGAAGCCTTAGTTGTTGCTCAAGACACCAATGACCCTAGAGGTATGTTGTGTGTTCCCTTTAAGAAAAAAGGTTCATGATCTATGATGCCCCTCATCACAGCTATAGCGAACTTGGCAGGTACATGGGTCAGTGCCAAGGCGGAATCAACCAAGGCCACCGCAGAGGCCAAAGCCACAGCGTTGAAAACAGCGGCGCAGTCTACAGCGGACTGGGAGCGCATCATGGCAGAGGCTTCGAAGAACTCGTGGAAGGACGAGTGGCTAACGGCAGTGTTCAGCATACCGTTGATCCTTGTGTTTATACCAGAGATGGTTCCACACATACAAGCAGGGTTCACAGCTTTGAGTACCTTGCCTGATTGGTATCACGAGATTTTAATGGTAATTGTCCTTGCGAGCTTTGGTGTCAAAGCAGGTAAGGGAATGATGGAAATGATAGGAAGGAAATAATATGCCTAAATTTAGAAACCCTGCTGAAGTGTATGACGAAGGTAAACTACTTGGTGGTATGACAGACTTACCAAAGCCTGATAAAAAACCAAAGAAAAAGAAAAAGCCTACGGCGTGTGGTCAAGGTTCTTGTTCAGCAGATAACATTAGAGATTACAAGTAATGGCTAAAGGTATGAAGTGCGAAAGCACAACGTCTGGTATTAAATGTAGTTATGATGGGCCAATTTACAAAGCTCCTAAAATTCCTAAAGTTAAACCAGAAGGTAAGCCATCTCCTGTAGTTAAAAATCCGGCAGTAGATGATAATAAAAACTGGGATCGTATAAAAAACATGCCTAAAGGAAAGCGTTACTAATGCCTTTAAAGAAAGGTTCTAGTCAAAAAACAATCTCTAGCAACATACGAGCAGAGATCAAAGCAGGTAAACCGAGGAAACAAGCTGTGGCAATTGCAATGAAGAAAGCAGGTAAGTCAACATTCAAACCATGTAAAGGATGCCCTAGTCCTGCCGCTTGTAAAAAAGCAGGTAAGTGTAAGAAGAAGGGTAAGTAATGGCTACGCCTACTAACAAAGCACTGTACAATCGTGTGAAGGCTGAGGCAAAGAAGAAGTATAAAGTCTGGCCTTCTGCGTATGCAAGTGGATGGTTAACCAAGGAGTACAAGAAGCGTGGCGGGAAGTACAAATAAACCGAAAGGTGGGTTAACCAAGTGGTTCAAGGAAGAGTGGGTAGACCTGAAGACTGGCAAAGAGTGTGGGCGCAAAAGCGCAAAAGGCGGTTCCAAACGCCCTTACCCATCTTGCCGTCCAAAGGCAGTAGCAAAGAAAATGACAGCGGCAGAAAAGAAGTCAAGCACAACACGCAAGACCGGCCCTGCAAAGATTAAGCATAAAGTAACAGCATCAGGCAAGCGGAGAAAAACCAATGCCAAGTAAGAAAGACCCACGATTAGAACGAGCAGGCGTTAGCGGTTACAACAAGCCAAAACGTACTCCTAATCATCCAAAGAAGTCACACGTTGTTGTGGCTAAGCAAGGCGATCAAGTAAAAACTATTCGGTTTGGTGAGCAAGGTGCTAAGACTGCAGGCAAGCCTAAAGCAGGTGAGTCTGAAGCAATGAAAAAGAAACGTGCATCATTTAAAGCTCGTCATCAACGCAACATCAAGAAAGGTAAAATGTCTGCGGCATACTGGGCAGATAAAGTTAAGTGGTAGGGGTTGACAAACGAGTAAAAGTATGCTATAATATTTACTCGGTAGTAGGTAAACGCAAATGACATATCTTCAATTAGTAAACAATGTACTTAAACGCTTGCGAGAGCGTACAGTAACAGCTATAGATGCTAACACATACTCAACTTTAATAGGTATGTTAGTTAATGATGCCAAGCATGAAGTTGAACAGGCTTGGGATTGGTCTGCGTTACGTACTACCAAGACTGCTACAACCTCAGCAGGTGTGTTCGCTTACGAACTAACAGGTGCAGGTGACGATATTAAATTGTTAGATGCAATCAACGACACTAGCAATAACTTTATGACTTACAAAACTGCATCTGAGTTTAACAACTATTACCTCAACACAAACCCTAATCAAGGTTCTCCACGTTACTACAGCTTTAATGGTATTGATGACAACGGTGATACAATCGTTGAAGTCTTTCCACCACCGAACGGTGTATATACGTTACGGTTTAACATTGTTGAGCGTCAAGCAGAACTATCAAACACTACGGATGTGTTACGTTGCCCTGCTAAGCCCGTTGAAATGCTTGCGTATGCTAAAGCAGTAGAAGAGCGTGGTGAAGACGGGGGTGCTTCAGCGGCATCTGCGTATGCTACAGCTAACCGTGTGCTTAATGATGCGTTGTCTCTTGACCAAGCTAAGCACCCTGAAGAGCTAATCTGGACTGCCTCATGACACAGCCCTTACAGTCAACCAGTATTGCCGCACCGGGGTTCTTTGGGTTAAACACTCA